ACCACTTATACATAGTAATTATGACGTAATAAAGAATTCGTTTATTTAACTGTGTCTATCTTTTCCCTAAACTCCTAATATTTTTCGGGGCTAAAAGCGGTCACGCCTTTCGGCGCGAGCCCTTACTGTTGTAGATATCTATCTCTATCTTCATTAACTCCCTCTACTTTATAAAAGTATTTTCTTGTACAACCTATTGTTAAACTTTCTGTATAATCTCCAGTGTTTACAGACTTTGTTAAACCAGGAACTAACTTTGTAACAACCCATATAAATCTTGTTAAACCAGGCATATTACAACCTCCAGCACGTTGCAATCTATTAAAGGATACAACATGTCTACGAGGATCTCTTATTTGATACGTGAACGTATCACCATTATTAGTAAAGAATTTAGTCTTTTTCAATATCTTAATACCAAAATAACTTAAGGCATTAGGAAAATCCCAAGGTGTAGTACCTCTTTGTAAACTATTTAAACCAAGACCAGTACCTCCAATGTTTTTAGTATCAGTATAACCTCTAGTTAACATTTCATTAAAATCAGCATAGTTAGTATTTGTATCATCAGCCTCTTTTCTTACAATACACTCATAAATATCCGTTTCTAATTTAGCCTCGGCTACAGCACCAGTACCATTTTTACTTGAAGTATTTCTAAATGTTAAATCCATAATACCACTCTTAAATATAATCTTTGTAGTTTTATCTATAGTAACACCAGCAGCAGCAGTTGGATCACCACTATTCTCTAAATTGCTAATAGCACTTAGATCATTTAATTGCAAATTACTAGACGACATTCCATAAACAGCAAAAGTACCAACAGTATGATTATCAGGAAGAACAGAACTCAATCCATAAGTAGCATTAAATACCACAGTACGAGTACCTAAATCTTTTTCAGATACGGCGTGTACTTTATTCTTAAATCTTTTCCAAGATCTTTTCATACGGCGAGGCATTGACCTCTTCCGATATATAAGGCGCTCATCGTGTTGTGTGGTCACACCTAAGCCACTTCGTGACCGACGGCGCTGGGTCATCGTGTTTGACCTTGACCTTCCATAACGGGCACGCTTTGCGGCACGATATGTCATATTGGATGGACGGGAGCCTCCGTAACGTTTTCCAGAGCGAGTGCGCATATCAGGTTGAAGTTGAGACGGGCGATATGGTACTAGCCAATCAACTGCCAGTATGTCAGTAAATTCAGTAATGAGACTCTGATTTGAGACGTATCATTGCGGAGACGCCGACAAGCGACGTCTCCTGTCCACTCATTTGACGCGGCGCAGCAGAAGCAGGTAATACTAATCTGCTTCTGCGTCAAAAATCTGCCAGTCATTTTTGAATTTGCACGCTTGATGCAAAGTCGAAACTGGGTCTTCACAGTCAATAATCCAGTGCAAAGTGATTTAGATAAGTTATGTCATCACAATCAAACTTTCCAGAACAGCGTCAAGTTTATGCTAGCAGCGTGGGAGAAAGGGGAGAGCGGGACAACACACCTTCAAGGGTACCTTCAACTCCGGTCAAGTCGAAGACTAGCATTTCTAAAAAAGCTATTACCAAGAGCCCACCTCGAGATCAGAAAAGGCAGCCACAAGCAAGCATTGTTGTATTGCGTAAAGGAAATACCCATTTCCATACAATCAGACGTTGTCTACAACGATCAAGGACAGCCTACAGCATCATCGGACAATGGGACGGACTCCGAGTTAAAACTTCCGATTTGTTACGGGTTTTCGGGAACCTTGCAAAATCTACTTGCTACGCAAGCTCCAGCGAAGAAGAGGGAGCGTCTGGAGATGATGAAAAAAGCAATTGATGACGGAAAAACCGATCGTGAACTAGCAGACATGGACTTTGAAGAATGGGTGAGACATTTCAGAGCTTTCGCTCAATATAGAATGTTAATCACTCCTAAACGTAATCATGGTGTGGATGTCATAGTTATACAAGGCCCTACCGGCACTGGAAAGACAAAGTGGGCCAACGATAACTACCCAGATGCTTATTGGAAACAACGAAGCCAATGGTGGGACGGATATGCAGGAGAAGAAACATGTATCATCGACGAGTTCTATGGATGGTTGCCATTCGACCTCTTGCTTAGAATATGCGACAGATATCCCCTTATGGTCGAATCTAAAGGAGGACAGATCAACTTTATTGCAAAAAGAATCGTTATCACTTCCAATAGTAAACCAGAAAATTGGTATAAATCAAGTATATATTTTCCTAGTTTTATTCGCCGCGTTAATATTTGGATGGTTTTTCCTGCATTGGAAGAACCACCACTTATACATAGTAATTATGACGTAATAAAGAATTCGTTTATTTAACTGTGTCTATCTTTTCCCTAAACTCCTAATATTTTTCGGGGCTAAAAGCGGTCACGCCTTTCGGCGCGAGCCCT